TCCTCATGTTTATAGTTTTTAGTTTCGTTTAAATTTTTATTACTAAATTCTTCATCTTCAATTACAGTCTCAATATCACCTTCTCTGTTTTTAGATACTATAAATGATGGATCTGAAGTATCTAATTGTGAATAATGGTTTAAATCTTGTATTGATATATTATTAATTTTTTTACCGTAATTTTTCTGATTATATACTATAAGCCATCTTTTAACAATAGTACCAAAATAAGAATATGCTTTAGCACCATTTTCTGGGTTAAATAGATGGATTTTGGATAAAAGAAATACCATTATCTCATGTTGTAAATCTTCTAAATTTTCAACTCCATCTGTATAATAAAATTTAAATGTATGGATTATATTTTCTGTAAGTTTATAAAAAGGCCAATGTATGTGATTTTGGTATAAATCACTTCGTTCATCTTTATCAGAAGAGCGATTGTAATTAACAATCGCTGCTTCGGTTTCTTTTGTAAAGTAAACTCTTCCTTGTTTTTGGGATTTTTTTTGCCTTATTATGTGATCCATATATTATTTTTCTTCTTTTAATTGGAAATCATTTAAAATTTCCTGTATTTGTTTTATTTGTTTAAAGAAAAATCCTATCTCATCATCAGATTCAAATGATCCCTTTATATCAATTTTCTTAACTCTTTTATCGGCAATTTCAATTACTCTAGAAATTTTATCTAAATATAATAGATAACCTACTACTATATCTTCAGCCCTTTCATTCTTTTTAAGTAAATTAAAAGTAGTAAAACCTAAAATTAAAACTACAAAACTTAAAATTGAGATAATTATAATTGCTGTTGTTGGTGTTATTTCCATTTTTATAATTTATCAAAAATATTTTTTAAACCTTCACTTTGAATAGAACCTAGTGCTTTATTTTTGGTGGTGGCTTTTTTATTATTATCCAATGTAAAATTTTTCTTACTAGTATCCACGTTATTTTTAAACTTAGGTAACCACTCAATTTCAAATTCAATTCTTGCTGCCATCATATCTGCTTGATGTAAGATAAATGGTAGGGATGTACGTGGTTTTTGTTCTGGCATATAACCTTTTAAATATTTGTCATTTGCTGGGTCATATAAACCATCATGTGTTTGAATTGCTACCATTTCATTAAAGGTATATTTAATGTCATTATCTTGGAGTAAAAATAACCCTCTATCTGGAACAGCTGAAAATGCTAATTCTTTATTGAACATATAATCTTCACCTAACTTATCTTTTCTCCATTTATCAGTTTGAGGGATATAAGCTTCATGATTATCATCTCCCATTTTACCTAAATCATGATTTATAGCTGAAAATACTAATTCTTCAGTGGTAAATGTAGTCATATCACAACCAAAACCTTCCCAAACAGCAGACATTGATAAAGCAGCTTTAACTACTCTATTAACATGATCTACATACCCCCCAGGAAAGGCAGAATGGTATTCCTTTTTATGGGCAGCAGGCATAAGCATAATACGCTCCGCATACTTTTCATAAAATTTAATTAATTGTTCTTTACGAGGGGATGAAATATAAGTATCAATATTACTCATAAATTCAACCCAATTCATTTGGATTTTTTCTGCTGTTAATTTCATAACTTTTATTTATTTAATATACTTGTGATAAAAATATAGGTTACACATAGCGGAAATATTAACGCAAATGTTAAACCCTTTAATATGCTGGATGTTTTACCCATTTCTTAGGACTCTTGCTTCTTTTTCAACTAAAGATTCAAGATCTTCTATTTTTTCATAAACATATTTTAGATGTTTTCTAAAATCATCTATGTTGGATCCTCCTCTGGATACCATTAAGTCTAAAGTTCTAACACCTGTCTTAATGTTAGTGAATCCCTTGTCAATAAGTTCTTTGTTTCTAAATGCCATTTTATTATTTATTTATTAATATTATTATCAATATACGAACACCCTTTCATTCCACCACCCTATATTTCTTATTCCCTTATTTTTCCTAAATATCTTCAAAACCCGTATTTCGAAGGTACTAGGAATTTTTGTGGTATCCAAATTAAGGTAAAAATTCTTGTACTTTTTTCTGGATTTTTAATAAATGGGCACATCTTTCATATTCTTCACTAGACTGGAAATATTGTATTCCTAATTCTAACGCTGTTTCTAAATTTTCATCCCCATATGTTGATATTGCTTCAATATGGTCATCATTATTTATGTCAATATCTTTAATATAAAACCAAGCTCTATTGTACACAACAAAGGCACCAGCTCGTTCCATGTCTTCAATACTCAATTCGTCACTAGTTTCCTTGAAAAATGAAATTACTTTTTTTCTAAAATTGATGTGATTTAAAATTAGTTTTTTATACATCCCTAATTTGTAGACAGGTTTATCTGTAAAGTCTACATAAGCTACTTGATCCTTACCATCATCAGATGGGGGAAATAGATTAAATAAACTGTCTATATTAATCATTTTATTAAATTTCTTTTGATTTCCCACCTTTTATTCTGTATAAGGCATATTCATATTTTTCTTTCATAGACTTATAGCGGTGTTTTGGTTGTGATTTCATTTTATGTAGTTGTCTATAAAATTCTTCACTCAACCCTTTTTTTTCTACTTCATAGTAGACTTCAACCAAACCATCTTCGTAATGACCCATTCTAGTATTTTAGTTTAAAGTGTAAATATATGTAATAAATACTAGCAATCCAAGCTATTCTTAAGGAAAAGGTGGACCCTACAGGACTTGAACCTGTGACCTATCCGTTATGAGCGGAGTGCTCTAACCATCTGAGCTAAGAGTCCTTAAGTGAACCCAATAGGAGTCGAACCTATAACCGTCGCCTTAGAAGGGCGATGCTCTATCCAATTGAGCTATGAGTCCATAAAAAGAGAGGTTTCGGGTCTTTCGGGGTTACTATAATATAGAGGTTAACCCTTACCTTTTTCTATATTATTATAGCTTCACTACCTCTCTTTAGTACTACTGGCGGGAATCGAACCCGCACGAACATTACTGTTCAAGGGATTTTAAGTCCCTCGTGTCTACCAATTCCACCACAGTAGCATTTAAGGGGGCTTCACCTTTATAGCGCGCTTTCAGCATCAAGGTCCCGACCTAAGCAATCCGTCGATTGTAATCTTAGGATATTACGTTTTACTCCCCCTATTTAGAGTTAATCGATTTTTGAAAGTTGCTTTTCAATAGCTTCAATATCAATTTGAAGTTGAGCATATTCATCAACTACACTCTTAGCATCTGGATTGTTTGGATGATAATCCCAAACTTTTTCCTGTAAACCAATTAAAAATGCTAACTCATTAACTAATTCTAATTTTAAATCTCTATTTTTTGACATAACTTTATTTTTAATTTATAATTTATTTAACAATCCCAATCTTTAGCTGCAATTTGTAGACATAGTAGAGGTGAAGAATTTGGATTTTGTCTCATTTCTTCTAATGCTGTAAAAATAACTTCCATAACTAAACCATGACGTTCAACATTACTCCATACTTCATTAAATTCCAATACTTGATTTACATCAATCATTTCTAAAAATTCTTTTCTCATTAAATCCATAATATTTTTCTTTTTTTCTTATGATTAAATATACGATAATAATTTTAAGATTCCAAATTTATTTACAGAGGTCTTTGGAAAATTGCTTGTTCTTTTAATTTCGCTTCAATGACAATATCTGGTTCAAGACCATATGTTTGTATTTTTTCATAAATAATATCAGAGTGAGCTTGAGGACGTATTGACTCATCTAATTTTTCCTTTCTACGACTTTCAGAATAATGGCAACATTGGGTAACACCTTTAGGCCAAGTAGTAGCAGCTAATTTCAATGCTTCTTCTTCAGTTTGACCACCAGTATTGAATTTATGGTGAAAATAATCAAACGTGACAGGTGTTTTAATGGTTTTATAAACACCTTCATACAAATCTTTTACAGAATATTCATTTGGACTATCATCATTTTCAACCACAAGACGTTTTTTAGTATTTTCACTAAGTAAATGGAAATTCTTACAAAAACGTTCAAGTGCCGCGGTCTTATCACCGTAAGCACCACCTATATGAATGTTTATTTTGTTGTAATGACTTGGCTCATAACCCATCATATCAAATTGTTCTGAGTGTTTATTTAGGCCTAAAATAGTGCGTTGAACAACTTTAGGAGTGGGAGAAGCAAGACAGTGATAAGGACCGGGATGCATTGTTAGACGTTGGTTTTCTTGTCTAGCAATTTCACCAATTTGAAACATTCGTTCAAAAATTTCATCACTATCTTTCAAATCAGAAAATTCATATTCTTCCATCCACGGAAAAATTTGTGAGGATAATCTGAATAGTTTAATATTATGTTCATTATTCCAATGAACAATGGTTTCTAAATCCTTAACATTTTGAAGAGCAAGATCAGAGACATAATCCAAACCTTTTACATCGAATGTTTTTCGACGCATAGTTCGATTTGTCATAATTTTGTTGGCACTAAGTGCAGTATTAATACAAGCGTATCCTAAATTCATATAACCTTTATTTTTTATTACGTAGTGAATATACGACTAAAGATACCGTTTTCCAAGTTCTTCAATGGAAGTCTTTATTTCTTCTAAAGAAAGTTGAAAAAATTCTCTTTGATTATTTACCCTATAACCACTTAATTTTTTATGTATTTCTCCTTCAAGCATCAACCCATTATAACAATGAAAAGCAAACTCAACATCATAAGGTAAAGCTACACCTGTTGCATTAGAAATTTGTTTTGCTCTTTCTTCGGGGTGTTTATTTGTGTATCCAATCTTGTATATTCCCGGTTGTAATGCGTTAGATAACACATATACCCAACTATCATAGTCTCCATCGCGATTGCTATATAGTGTAGATTTACGCGCGGTATAATAAGTAACATCTTCCCAACCTTCTTTTTTAGATGGGGATAAAGTAAAATATTGTGCATTGTCAATACCATCACTTGTAAAATCATCTTTACAAGATATATATTGTTTAGCTTCTTTAATTGAAATTCTTTTCATAACTTTTATTTAATATATTCTTCTATTTTTTAGAGTGAATTTTAACTCTTCATTTTCATCTTTATATTGTTTAGATTCCTTTTTTAAGTAAGATATTTGCTTACTCATTTCTAGAATAGTATTTTTCAATGCCTTATTTTCTTGTTGTAATTTTATAACTTTTTTTTTATTAAATAAATCCAAAACTTAATTTTAATTTTAATAGAGCCGTCTCGAAACTTCTCTTCTTAACAATATAACATCTATACATACGTATATATTATGATAATTGCAATCCTACACGACCAGTTGTTTTAAGATAGTAAGTATTTGCGGGAATTGTAATATTGGGAGTAAAAGTAAATTTACCACCCTTACCAAATACACTTATGGAAAACCCATATGTATTTTCTATTAAAGAACCTTCATCAATTTCATTTACAAACCCACCAAAAGCACCTGTTACCGGTGTTTGGGTAAGAAGATTTTGATTGGCAGTTGAGTTAGCTTCCAGTGTAAAGTAAGCTACCGAACCATTTGTCGTCGGTGTATTTACTAATTCAAACGTATATTGCTGACCGGCCGTCATGAATGACGTTCCTAAAGATCCACTTCCGTTTAGTGATGAGCTGGGATATGTTGGCATAATTCTATTGTTTTATGATAAATATCACGTTTTGTGGGTTCTGTTTATAATATCCGAAGAACTTAGTCCTTGAAAGCGAGGTACATACAACATTGATTTAGCCCACTCCTTACCTATAATCTTTTTATCTCTATACTCCTCCCCAATTACAAATACTTCGGGTGATAAACGTTTAATTATACCATCTAATTCATCATCCGTATTGAAAGGAATTACATTTCTAATGTATTTTATACTTTGTAGAAAGAGCATTCTATTCGGTAGAGAATTTACCGGACGACAATCTCCTTTCATCTGGCTAATACGCTCATCTGAATCTATTCCTACCACCACATCATTTCCTTGCTCCCAAGCTTTTTTAAATAGTTGGATGTGCCCCGCATGGAGCACATCAAAACATCCATTTAACCAAGTTACTTTAGTTGACATACTCAAGGGCTACATTAAACAATTCTTTGTTAATCTTCATGTCTTGTTTAAAGTTCTTGATTTGGCGAGCTTTACGTAACTTACCACCTGCATGGTATTCGAAATCACCATCAATAATCTTTTCTTGTACTACATTAAATACACTCCAAAGATCACTACCTGCATCTTCTTTACGAACTGGTTTTATGAGTTCATCATAATCAATTTTAATACGCTTCATTTCTTTTTCTGAGAATCGTGTATTGATAGCATCTTTAGCAAATTGAAGGATTTGTTCTTGCTCCATTTCTTGAGCTTTCATTTTATTCATTGACTCTACTGTCAATGGAAGCTTTTCAACCATCTCCTTAATCATTTCTTGAAGATCTTCAAACGTATAACCCATATGGCGCATCTTAACTGCTTCAAACTGAGTATCTGCAATAACCAAACCATTTGAACAAATCAAACGGAACAAACCTGCTTGGAATTGGAAAGCATTTTTACCATCATGAGAATTTGTCATTAGGATTTGTGGAAAAACTGTATCACCATCTTCACCATTAATAACAACATCATCATTACGGAATGTAATAAGGTGTTTTTGGAAACCTCGTGTTGAATTTTTACGAGCTTTAACCTCTGTTGCCTGAATTGGCTTCCAACCTAGCAACTCCATATCATCAATTACTTTAGTTGTTGGAATGTGTGTGTAGTGTTTTGAAACCTCATCACTTGGTTTTTCTGCGAAAATACTTGGAGCCAAGCTCATCATATTTTCTTTTGTCAAATACTTTGCTTTTTGCATTTCACTGGAATTCATCATAACTCTTTAATTTTAATTTATAACTTTTATTAATTATCCTTATTTACCCCGTAAATATACGAACGCTTCCTTGCTTCTCCAAGCACTCCACCGGAAGCCTTTAATTTACTTTTTAACTAACAAACTTGGTGAAACATTAATCAAACCACCAATTCTACCATCACCAACATTAATAGCTTGAACTTTAATGTTCTTATTGTTAATTTTAATAATTTTAAATTCATCATTAGGAGAAACTTTTTTATGGTTAATACCAACCACATCTCCAATTTGGAAATCATCTTTTGAAGATTTTACTGGTGCATTACCAACTTTAGCTGTCATTTTTGCTCTCAATTCTTGAGCGTCAAACCTAATTGTACCTAATGAAATTGTAACACCATAATCTTTTTCTAATTGTGCTACTGCTTTTTCGAAATCACCTCTAAAACCTTTAACTTTTTGCTTATTTAACATAACCTTTATTTAATTTAATTAACATGAGATCTCGCACCTCATTTACCCCGTAAATATACGAAAGCTCTCTTGCTTCTCCACATATTCCACCGGAAGCCTTTAAAGAGCTAATGTAAATACCACAATCATTATCATTACATATATGATTGCTGAAATGTCTTTTTTATTTAATTTTTCTTCCATGCTGATAGATACGAATAAATCTTCAAATAACCACCATTTTCATATGACCCAATTGGTAAGTAGTTTATATAAGTATATATTTTATCGATGGTTGAAATTTTTAGTTCG